TATCAAATAGCGATGCGGGAGTTTTTATCGCAAAACCGCTTCTGGTTCGGAAGGCGTAATACTTACGAAGTCAGATGTTGGAGGAACGAACACTCTTGTTGGCGCTGGTTTTGCCAACGGTATCTTTGGCACTATATCTGACATCAACAAAAAGAAAAATGTTGAAGACGCTCGGAATTATTTGACTGACTTGATGCAAATTCGTATTGTCAAGTACAACTGGAAAACTGACGAAGAAGGCACGCCCAAAGAGCTTGGTTGGATTGCCCAAGAGGTAGGGCAAATATTTCCCGGCATGGTGTCCGAAATAGACGGCAGTGTGCTTTTAAAGAAAGAAGTTTTTGTGCCAATGCTGGTCAAAGCAATCCAAGAACAACAAGCCCTCATCGCCTCCCTCACCGCACGCCTTGACGCTGCAAATCTTTAACTAAAGGAAACTAAAATGACAACATGGAATATTGCACAACTTGAGCGCCGTACATCTGACGGCTTTGTAACTACCGCACACTGGACTTGCTCTGGCGTTGATGGTGAGTTTAGTGGCAACACATACGGCTCTATCGGGCTAGAGGGTGTTGTAACAACAGCTTACGAAGACATCACCGAAGATCAAGCAATTGGCTGGGTTAAATCAGCGATGGGTAAAGAAACTGTTGCGGCTCCTGAAGCAGCGGTGGCAACTCAGATTGAAGCTCAAAAGAACCCTGTGGCGGCCTCTGGTACGCCTTGGTAATACGGAAGCCACCGCCGACCTTGGTGGCGCATTAAAGGAACTACGATGGAAACAAAAAACACCCATCCAGATCGACGGCGTTGACTATCAGTTTGAGGACATGACGCAAGAGCAGCAGATGCTGGTCAATCACGTCGCAGACTTAGACCGTAAACTCAACTCCGCACGCTTTAACGTAGACCAGCTACAGGTTGGCCGTAACGCGTTTATGTCGCTGCTTGCCGAAGCGCTAAATCCCAAAGCTGAGGGTGACGAACTAATCCTTGCAGATACGCCGGGTTAACGTGCTTGCTGAACTGGCTATTGCAAATTCCGCATTTGCAGTTATTAAAGAAACTGTTGCTAATGGTGGAGACATCATGGCAGCGGGGCAGCACCTGTTCAGCTTCTTTGATAATAAAGCGGCGATAGCTAAGAAAGCCAACGCAAGCGGCTCGGATTCAGAAGCGTTTTTTTGCACTAGAGGCTATCAAACGGAACGAACAAGAGCTGCAAGAAATAATGATCTACTGCGGGCGGGCGGGGTTGTGGGACGATTGGTTGCAGTTCCAAGCTGATGCAAAGCGAAAACGAGATGCAGCGGTCAAGGCTGAAGCACTAGCTAGATACAAGCGCAAAGAACAGATTTGGGCTTGGATAAATGGCTTTCTGATTGTTATATCGGTGGTGACTGGGGTAATAGTTATTGCCGTATTGGTGTGGGCTATATATACAAGGGGCGGAAATGGATGAACTTATTTCAATGGTTAAAGGCTTCGCGCCCGGTATTGCTACTGTACTTGGTGGTCCTCTGGCTGGCATGGCAGTTAGTGCGCTTTCTAAACAGCTTGGCGTCAAAGACGAAGTAGATGCTGTAATGCAGGCAATTAACAAAGACCCCGAAGCTGAAGCCAAAATTAAACAGCTTGAGCACGACAAATTCAAAGCGATTCTTGCCGATAAAAACAGTGCCCGCGAGCGCGAGATGGCTATCGCTTCAAGTACAAATGCGCCTCTCCTTAATAAAATTGTCACGCCAGCGTTGGCGCTAGGCGTTGTTAGCCTGTCGTTCCTGCTGTTCGCGGTGCTCATCTTTGTGGAAGTGAAGCCCGAGGCTAAAGACATCCTGATCTACATCCTTGGCGTCTTGTCTGCTGCGGTGACGCAAATCCTGAGCTACTATTTCGGTAGTAGCGTGGGCAGTAAAGATAAGGGCGATCAGTTAAGGTCCATTGTGAAATAGTTTAGGAGTACGTCATGTCGTTCTGGCTACCCGTTGTTTTTATTTGTCTCACCGGGGGCAATTGCGGGTTTGCAAGCGGCAGCTTAACAGCGACAGCCAGTCAGTGCGAGAAGACAAATTACGCCGTCAGACAAAAGCTGGCCACAGACCTAGATGTTGCAGGTTTTAAACTTGTCTGCATACAAATAAAGAAGGACGAATTTATATGAAACTAACAGCCAATTTCTCCCTTGTGGAGATGACCAAAAGCGAAACCGCCCTGCGTCATGACATTGACAATACCCCCGATGCCGACCAGCTAGAAAACCTGACCATCCTGTGTGAGTGTGTGTTGCAGCCCGTGCGGGAGCGGTTTGGTATGCCCGTTAAAGTCAATTCAGGCTTCCGCAGTGCTGCGGTAAACACTAAAGTAGGTGGCTCCAAGACTTCGGACCACTGTAGGGGTATGGCTGCAGACATAGAGATTCCCGGTGTGGCTAACGCTGAGCTTGCCCAGTGGATCGTGGATAACCTAATCTTCCGCCAAGTAATTTTGGAGTTCTACACTCCCGGCGTCCCTGATTCCGGATGGGTGCATGTCAGCTACAACCTCGGCGACAACAAAAAGCAGGCACTTACCGCTACCAAGATTGATGGCAAGACTGTGTACTTAACTGGCTTGCAAGCGTAAAATCCCGCTATGCTAAAAAAATACAGTTGCGCGCAGGATTAAACCGCGAGGTCACTCGGTATTCCACCGAAGGCGGCTGGTATGACTGTGACAAAGTCCGGTTCCGCTTCGGGTTCCCTGAGAAAATTGGGGGCTGGGTGCAGACATCCACAAACCGTTTTTTAGGGGTATGCCGCTCACTAATCAACTGGGTGACGGTAAGCGACGTGCAGTTGGTGGGTCTAGGTACCAACGTCAAGTACTATATTGAGCGGGGCGCTGCGTACAACGATATAACCCCGGTCCGTGAAACTACTTCCGCGGGCGATGTTACGTTTGCCGCGGCCAACGGATCTTCTACATTGACGGTATCCGACACCGGCCATGGCGCGTCAGTCGGGGATTACGTTATATTTAGCGGCGCGGTATCGTTAGGAGATGCCATTACCGCCACGGTTCTCAACAGTGAGTACGCTGTTGCCACCGTGATTGACGATGACACCTACACAGTGGTGGCCTCTGCTGTGGCTACTGCGGGTGACACAGGGGACGGCGGCGCGTCCGTTGTAGGTACTTACCTACTTTCTAGCGGCCCTGCTATCGAAGAAGTTCTGGATGGCTGGGGCACGGGCTATTTTGGCTTTGGCGCGTGGGGTATCGGTACCCCTTCAACAGAAGCTATTCGTATTTGGAACCACGCCAATTTTGGCGAGGACTTGATTTTCGGCCCGCGAGGCGCGGGGCTTTACTATTGGGACGCCACCAACGGTGTAGCTACCCGTGGCGTGGCGATTCCTGATATCGCTGGCGCATCAAACGCACCTACAAAGCAGAACAGTTTTCTTGTCTCGGACGTTTCCCGCTTTGTTCTATGCTTTGGTGTCAACCCGCTGGGCCAGATACCCATTGACCCGATGCTTATCCGCTGGTCGGACCAAGAAAATGTTCTTGACTGGACACCTACGGTTACCAATCAGGCGGGTGATTTACGACTGTCTTACGGCACGCAGATTGTCACTGCCCGCCAACAGCGCCAAGAGGTTTTGGTGTGGACAGATGCTGCGTTGTACTCTTTGCAGTATTTAGGTCCGCCCTATGTTTGGGGTGCGCAGTCCGTTGGCGAGAACATTTCAATCATAAGCCCGAATGCTGTGGCTAGCGCCAACAACATCACGTACTGGATGGGTTTTGATAAGTTCTACAAGTACGATGGCCGCGTACAGACGCTGCGGTGTGACTTGCGCCAGTTTATCTTCCAAAACTCTGATGATGGCTTGACCATCAACTCTGCACAAAGTGCGCAGGTTTTTGCCAGCACTGTCGAGGCGTTTAACGAGATCTGGTGGTTCTACTGTTCGTCGGCGGCCACTGCCCCTGACCGGTACGTGGTCTACACTATTCTGAAGACATTTGGTACTTACGGATCCATGGAGCGCACAGCGTGGCTGGACAGCGGTACGCGGAACAACCCCATAGCTGCCCACCAAAATCGATTAATCAACCAAGAGTTGGGGGTGGATGATGTCTCGAACGTGACGCCTGTCCCGATTAACGCGTATGTATCCTCGTCCCAGTTTGACATTGATGACGGCCACAACATTGAGCTTTGTTTGGCGCATACTTCCAGACGTCACGTTCCGTGGCTCTACTGCTGCCAGCCCACAGGTGACGATGACGCTGCTGCCGCTAAAGGAACTCCGGCTCAGGGT